ATTGCGTCGGCCATCTCATATGCAAACTTTGCAGCCAATGGTGGAATAGGGGATGAGTGCTCACCCTGCTGCCACAATTCTTTAAGCACAGCAGCCAACGCAGCCGCCGCGAAGTAGTCACGGATGCTGATGCCGGGACGATTCAGATAGGTGTCAGGATCAATCGGCATACCTTTGACTGGAAACGCCGGTCCTCCGTCGTTGATTGGTTGCTCGCTCATTTGTTTGTCCTCCCATGCTCAATGATTGCCTGCACACCACGCCGGCTGCACCCGACAGCCCGTGCGATCTGCTCCCGGCTGGCTCCGTTGTCGTACATACGCCAAGCCAGACCGCTGTCGAATGCCTCGACCGACTGCGCCCAGTTTCGAGATAGCTGCCGTTCCTTCGGCTCCGGGAATGAGATCCAGCCTGCGGCCACGGCGCTGGTGATGGTCTTCTTGGTGATCACTTGAGGCCCTCCGCAATCATGGCGTGCTCTAGGATCAGCACGGCGTCGGCAGTCTTCAGCGTGATGTGGATGCTTGGCTGACGTTGCTGCGCCAGTTGCTTGAGATGGGCCTTCCACTTGGTTCCGTGGGTCGCCTTGTTTCCAGCCGAGATCGTCTTCTGCCAGCGCTGTGGTGTCACTTCGATCATCCTGAGATTCATGGATGCAATCAGGCCGTGAATGTATCCGACGTTGTAGCCAAAGTTGAACATGGCGCTGCCCGGTGCCCCTTTTCCGCCCACGTATCCACCAACCTTTTCAAGGTATACTACTTCTGACTGCGACAACCAGTTGATCAGCACATCTCGGATGTCTCCGTATGTGTCAGGCATCGGCTCAACAATCACTCTGCCATTGGCAAAGTGCGCGATACCGCCGCTTGCACCGGGATCTATAGCTAGGATGCGTTTCACTTCTCTGCCTTTCGTAGCCAAGCGGCAATAGCCTTGTCGGCAACTGCCTGAATCTTCAGGCCGGCAGCGAGGCAATGCGCCTTCAGCTTCTTGTGAGTGTCAATGTCGATGAGAATGGTTTTAGTTTTGGTCATTGCTCTGTATATGAATAGCTACCAAAGTAATCTCTAGATGCTTTGTTGTATGCGTTGGAGGCTTCTTGTGCTGTGTCAAACCTTCCAAGATTTGTCTTTTTACCATTTATCCGAATCCTGCTCCGGTATTTACCGTTTTCCAACGTAACACCCTTGAATGGAACAATTCCTCTGATTCTCTTTTGATTCCATTGATTCTGCCTATTGGTTGAAACTCTTAGGTTTGACCTCCTGTTATCAAGAGTGTCTCCGTTAATGTGATCAACATACAAATAGTTTTCACATGACATAATCTTCCTGTGCAAATAGATCATAACTCTTTTGTTTTCTGACTTTTCAAACCTGTAAACATACTTGTAGCCCGTTTTCATTATGTGAACATTCCATTTGTGCGCTTTAACAAGCTCAATGTCACATTCATCTATTTGAAACTCTCGATTGTTTGGTAGTGTTATTTTCATTCAGGTTGCCCAATGCGACTTCAACTTTTTTGGCATATCCATTCGATACAACCTTGTTGAAACCGTTGGGGCCAGAATTCCACACCTTCGCAAAGTCTGCAACTGTTGGCTTTCGGTTAATTCGTTTTTCAGTGACGTAGTGCTTCAGGTAGGCCTCGCAAACCGCACGGGCCTGCACCCGGTTGGTCATTTGCTGCCACTGGTAGTTGCTCCCGGTGATCCGGTTCACATCCTGCACTACCCCGCGGTGGATCTGCAGGGGGCCAATGGCGCGTCCGTTGTCGCCGATGGCTAGATCGTTGCCGGATGACTCGACGATGATCAGAGCGGTGATGAGATTGGAGATGGTGGTCATGGTTTGGAGAGTTGTGCGCGTTGACCAGTCGCGCCCCTGTGCTCCGTATTCCTCACGAGCCGGATGGGGTGATAACGGTCACCCGACCGTAGAGTGGGTTAGGCAGTTAGCAGCACGTCGTCTTCCTCGCGAAGCTCACGTTGCACCACGCGGTACAGAGTGCCGTTGTTGTGATACCAGAAGTCGACTGCAACGATGCGGTCGTCCAACTGGATGAATTGTTTCACCCAGATTCGCGGACCAGACAGGAATTGGACCGGGTGCGGAACTTGGACGCTCTTGATGACTTTAGGGAGGATCATGGCGTGGTTCCTTGTTAAGCTGTGAAAACCACGGTCTCGCCTTCGATTGCAAAAGCGATCTTTCCGGTAAGCAAGTCGACCGCAATCGACTTGGGCAAGTTGTATCCGTCCATCAGCAGGTTCAGGCTCCACTTGGGATCAAAGCCAAACTGCTGCTTTGCCATCTGAATCATGCTCGGGGTGTAAACCCATTCGGTAGAGTTGAGTCGGTAGGTGTTCATGGTGTTGATCTCGTTGACGGGATCAATCTGCCACAGCCTCAATCTTACCGTCTACAGGATTTTACACTTCTCTGTAGATTTTGAAGAATCACCAATGTTTACCGAGTCGAAACCGCTGTCACTTCTGCGGAACGTAGGGCTCTCCGGGGTGTTCCTGAGCGTGTTCCGCGAACGCTGCGTAGGCCCTAAGATCGACGTAGTTGTCGGCATGGAACACCCGGGACGACCGATGCACCTTGAAGGCCACCATCATCAGCTCGATGATATGGGCCGGCAGTGCGTGAGGCAGCGTGATTCCGTAGTGCTGCTGAATCAGGCCTGTCCATGAGAGCCCGATGTTGGTGTGGCTATGGTGTGGCTCGCCATAGACTTTGCCGCGCTGCTGGATGGTTTCGGAAACAATGTCGCTCATTTGGTCTGCCGGTAGTGTGGTATTGGGTAGGATCCGCGGGTGGGTGTTGAAACTCGGAATCGTTGCATTTCCATCAAGCCGGACTCAATGCCTTGCAAAATCATTTTGTTTGCCTGAGCCGGTCCAAGGCCCCACACAATGCCCCATTGCCGAGCGGTTTTCCACTCGGAATCAGGCACCTGCACCTTTTTCCCTAGCTCGTCCCTGATGCGTCTTAAAAGCTCGGCAGATTCCATACCTTTTCCCCCTGAGGCCATTGATGCACGTAGAGCTGGGCGGATGTGTCGGTGTACTCGCCAAACACGATGCCATGGGACCAAGCCAGCGTACCCCTTCGCCGTAGCGCGTAATCCATGCATGGCGCGTCCGCAAGTGTTCCCGGGGACAGACACACCGGATGGTCGCTCCGGCGTCCTGTAGCCATCCCAGCGCGATGCGCGTGGGCCACCACGGTGTTTCCCCAAGTCTCCGCGGTATCACGCAGGAAGTTCTCGGAGTAAAGCAGGCCGTGGCCCCAAGAGAAGCCGCCCAGCTTGTACCAGCTTCTGGGAAGCACATCGTGAGTCTTGATGATCGTGTGAGCGTGCCTTTCTATCGGCTCCAGCATCCGTTGCCAGATAGCCTCCGCAAAGCCGCGCACAACGGCATTGTGGTGGCCGAGAAGGCGCCGGGCTCTCTCATCATGGTTCCCCACGAGAAAAACGGTAGGCCTCAAGGCCCCCAGAAACCTCCGCCCATCGTCGATATCTTCAAGGTAGTCGTCTGCTGCATCGGAGTCGCCTTGGTTGTTCAGAGCGCCTGCGCGAAGAGACGCAAGGTCATAGGCGTCCCCAAGGTGAATGACCTCATCGGGTCGGTACTGCTCGCGGAATAGAAGGGCAGCAGCAAGCGCATCCTTGTTGGCCCGGTTGCCGTGAGAGCATCCGATAGCCATGACACGCTTGCGTGCTGGAACAATGTTCACTCCGAATTGCAAGCGGTAATTTACTCCGATTGCAAGCCGCTACCGGATCAAGGCCACGAGGAGTAGATCACCGTGCCGTGCCCATTGGCGTCGACTAGCTCCACAGCATTCACGCCTTTCAGCTTCGACAAGGCAGCGATCATCTGCACCTCATTGCCTGCCTGAGCGATGCAGGTAGTGACGATGTCCTCGTCAGGATACGATGCCTTGAGCGGCTCTGTTGTACGGTCGCGCCAGACTCGGACAACACGTCCATTGGAGAGTGGGACACGTCGAACCGACTCGACGCACGGGAAGTTATGTTTCACTTGTAGAGATTATGAAAGGTTCACTGATTTCCAATTATATCCGTTGTGCACCCACAGAACATTGGTGTTCGCAGCGTTGTTGGTCTGCAGATACATCGGCACGTTTGTCGGAGGTCCACTGACGTTGCTTGGAACACCGCTTGGTGCCGTAGATCCTGCTGGTATGTAAACGAAACCATAGGTCATGGAAGGGCTTCCAGCAGGGCCTTTGATGTCGGTATCGACCTGATTCCAAGAGGAACCCTTTACCAGCTTTCCGGTGGTTCCATCGAATAGCGCGAAGTTGTTCGCGGTGGACGACGATGGGCCTGCCACATTACCGGCTGCAGCAATGCTGATCGTGCCTGAACCGTTGGTGATCGTGACGTTTGAACCGGCAGTCAGTTTCGCACGTGCGAGAGTGCTTCCAGAAGTCTTTCCAATGAGCAGATCACCGTCGGTGTAGACATTGCTCTGACCAGTGCCGCCATTGATCACACCGAGCGTTCCGGATACCGCAGAACTGCCCAAAGCAATCTGAGGAAGGTCAGCCGCTTGGATCGTGTTCATCTCCACCACGGTGCCATTGCCGCGGAGGAACTGACCGTTGCTGGCTGATCCTGCAAGATTGGTTATAGCTGCAGCAGCAGTGGTCGCTCCGGTTCCGCCATTGTCGATATCGAGCGTGCCTCCAAGCGTGATCGTTCCAGAACCCGTCACAGGGCCTCCGGAAGTGGTAAGGCCTGTCGTACCACCGGACACTCCCACGCTGGTCACAGTGCCGCTGTTACCAGTTGCGTTTAGGGTGCTGTCCGTCATCGACAAATTGGTGCCGAGCGTAATTTCTTGAACAGCAGCGCCCGTTGAATTGCTTCCCAAAAGTTTAGATCCACCGCTGACGGCTTGAATCTTACTGTAGGTAACCTTGTTGGGTCCGATGGTCGCGGCAAATGAACCTGTGCCAGAACCTGTCACATCCCCGGTGAGCGTGATCGTCTGGTCGCCTGTGTTGTTGCCGGAGGTAGTGCCCGAGATGTTCGATCCGGCAATCGTGCCGGAAGCAGCCACCGATGTGGGCTCGATATTGCCAAGAGTAAGCGAGCCACTGGATACCGATATCCCAGCACCAAGCGTAATCTCATCGACAGCTCCAGCACTGTTTGCGACACGCCCAAGCAAACGATTTGATGCGCTGACAGTTAGTCCAGAAGCCGTGATGGCACCGCTTGCTGCAGCGCCGAGAGTGGTGCGCTGATCGGCAGCGCTTGTATCGTCCAGAATGGCCCTGCCAGCCGCGGTGCAGGTGATTTCCTCTATCTGTCCAGCACCGGCAGACTGACGGCCTAGAATGCGGTCTGTAGCGCTTACAAACTGCATCTTGTCATACGTGACAGCCTGCGGGGTGATTGTGGTGGTGATACGGCCTGTTCCGGATCCTGTCACATCACCTGTCTCGAGGATGTAGTCGCTCGACTCGGTGATGACGAAGTCGCCGTTCTCAGCCAGCAACCTGTCGCCGCCGAGGATGATAACCTGATCGCCTGTATTGACGCCTGACAGGTTCGACCCGGTGACCGTAGCGCCTGCGCTGATGGCTCCCGATGCTGCCACGCTGGTAGGTGTAATAGCCCCAAGAGCAAGCGTGATGGCCGGCGTGGTTGTTGGCGTATCCACACTGCCCGACACGCCGTTTGCAGTGACCACCGATACGCTGGTAACAGTTCCGCTACCAGCCGGTCCCGGTGGGCCAGCAGGGCCTGCAGGTCCAGCCGGTCCTTGTGGACCCTGCACGCCGGAACCGCCCTGCGGCTTGGTCATCCCGGTGTCCAAGCGGGTGATCTCAACCGTCGAGTACACCTCGTTGGTTCCGTTGTTAGACGGTATTCCGAGTCCGGTTGTAGACACGCTGCTGGTGGCCCAGAACTCGACTCGGTAGACGTTGTCCTTGTGTGGCTGGACACGCAGGTTGAACGTGACCTGCTGCTCCTCGTTGTTGCCTACAAAAGCCGACGATCCGTAACCGATGACCACCGCATTGGTGACGTCATACAGGCGGGTGCGAGTCTCGGAGCTATGGTGAAACGGGCATACAGCTCGGATCTGGTATGCGCCAGATGCAAGCGTGAATGCATTGTTTGTCAGTCCCAACACCAGCCCATTCGGATCGCTGTCGATGGTGTTGATTGTGCGGGTATGCCAGACACTTGTAGTGCCCACAGATCCACCGTCGGTTCCAGAAGGTTTCTGATCCGATAGCGTGGCGATCTTCAGCGTGAGGCTGTCGACGTCCTTCCGCAGCTTGTTGATCAGGCTGGTGCTGGTCTGTGAATCGTAGCTCATTGCTTGGCCTTCTTGCGGATGATGCGTTGGGCCTCGTCAAGGCTGCTGGCGATGCCTAGGAGGCTTCCTGATGGGCCGTAGATGCGAAGGGAGCCTTTGGCCTTACCCGGGAGCGCACGGTAACCACCGGGGAAGCTATAGGCACCGGGCATGGCGGAGTCGGGGGAGGGCATTAGATCAGCCGGCATATTCCGCACGCTGATTGCCGCCGCAATCTTCTTGGATGGCACCGCCCACAGGTTCTCAGGATCGAACCGCTCGATCTCGGAAGCCTTCTTCAGCCGGATGGGATCCTCCATGCCGTCGTAGAGCGCACCATAGAGCCTGTAGCCCTTCTCAAACAGGTCCATGGCCTCGCGGTGGTCCTTGACGCCGCGGCCAGTAGCCATGTCGCCGGCAGGCATGAAGCGAGGCTGACCTGATTCACTCACCGACTTACGCATTTCGGGCGTAATATCAACGCGCCAAATGGTAGTTTTCTGTCCTTCTTTCCGAGCTTTTTGATACTCCGAGAAGTCAGCGTATTCAGTGGGCTTTCCTTGGCCTGTATTGACTTCGTTTTTCTTCACCTCGCTGCCCCATTGTTTCACGTACTTCTGAACCTCTGAAGGCAGGATCTTGTCGTAGAATCCCTTCATTCCTTCGCCGCCGACCTTGAGATCAAGACCACGCAATGTCATCCTGCCTCCACCAGACTGACCTTCTCCTTTGGCTATTTTATCGGCGATCTCTTTGCCGACGGCATCAGATACACGGCTTTGATTGATGCCTGTTTCAGAAAACAAGTCGGTTCCATTTTTGCCAACAACCGAAACATCATATTTGTCGGGTCCGACTCGACGATAATCAATGTAATCAACCTGTTTGCTAAGGTCGAACCGTTCTGCCTGAGTCTCTCCAGTAGTCCACCCAATCCATTCCTTTCCAGAAGCGACAGCATCGCGCAGCGCACGCTTGAACATCTGCAGCGACCAGTCTTTTCGGAACGGTGCGTCTGCAATGCCTTTGGCGATTCTTGAATCGTAGTTCTTCTTCAGCTTCTCAAGCGATCCTTCAACGTGGTGCACACCGCCATCAGGAGCCACAAGCCGGTACAGACCGTCTTTGACCTCAATGTGCATGACGCTAGGGAACTCGCCTTTAGCCACCAGATCACGGTACTGATACACTGGAACCTTCGACCAATCAGTTCCTTGGTCCTCAAGATATCCCTTTTCACGCGCCTGTTGATGGCGGTCAGACTGGATCTCCTCAATGAATAGACCCGGCTTTCCACTGTTGTCTGCACGCTCGTTGACCCGCATATGGGCAACGTAGTTTGGAATGTCTCTGAAATGAGTCGACGTGTACGGACTCGCATTGTCAGAGGTCAGCACCACCTCGCGGTAGTTCTCACCTCCCGGCAACTGATACCTTGAATACTGCGCTTCGGTTCCAAGCTCTTGGCTTTCAAAGCGCAGCACTGCGTCTTCGTAGGCAGACCAGTCAGCGTTTGATCGCGTTCGCTGGGCTCTGCGTTCAAGGCGGTCGACCTCGTCCTGCGTGATCGACTTGCCTTCTATGCCGGAGGTTACTTCCTCAAACTTGACTTGGCCTTCGTTCTTGAGGTGCTCAATGATCTTCTCCTTCGGAACCTTGCCACCATTCTCCTTGGCGATGCGCTCGACGGCCTGAGCAAACCCAGTCCATTTCAGCTCCTCTGGTTTGACTCCGCTTCCTTTTCCGGGATCAACGGAGGCAAGCACCTGTTGAGGTGAAGCAACCTTTGGCAACTTAGCGTTAACAACTTCTTCCAGCTTGCTATAGAAGCCTTGCTGGTCGGAGGGCATGAAGCGCATATCGCCTTCGCCAACCACAAACTTCGGCATATTGGTCTGAACCTTCCGAGTGAATGCCGGTGGCTGTGTTTTTGATAAGAAATCGCGGAACACGTCCTTGATCATCGTCTTCTGAGGCAGTGTTCCGATTGCCTTGCCCGGTATCAGCGCTTCGTATGATGGATGCGGCTTAGCTCCGATGGTCTCAGCACGCACCGGCTCGGCACCGCTGAACTGAACCACGGCAACAACCTGCCCCGGCGTGAAGTCTTTGTTCTGCAGGTTGTAGTTCCTGAGCACGTCCTTCCAGCTCCTGATTCCTAGTGCCTTCTTGTTGTCGTGCGATCCAATTGTGCGCACCAGAAAGTCACGATCATTAAACGTGAGTCCTCTTTCAGATTGCTCTCCAGATCTCTCAAGCTGTGTGAGTCTTGCCCAATCTTCCAGACTGTTTATCTCCGGGACATCGATGCTTCTGCCCTCACCTCTGCGGTACTCAATCCACTGCTTGCGTGCGTTGCGGGCTATCTTGTCGAGCTTCTCCTTCAGCTTTGGATTCTGAGATATGGAGTCTGCCAATTCCTCACCAAACGCACGTGAGAACGCACGGCTGGATGCGCTGGACTCTGGACCACCAAGGACAACAAGTCCGATGCCATCGGTAGCCTTGATCTTGTCCATCACCTTGTCGGTCATCCCCGAGAACGTGCCGGCCCATGCGCCTTTGCCGGAAATTTCAGGCAGGAAAGGATAGCCCATTCCACCCATCAGCACGTCGACTTTGCGTCCAAGCTGGGTGACGTATGGACGCCCAGCATCCGCCCAGTCGGAAACGAACGCGAAACCGCTCTTGCCGCGCATTGCCTGACGCTGCTCATCAGTGACTGCCAGCTTGTCGATCAAGTCCGGCGGCATGAACCGGAACGTCCCGAGCATTTCACCGTCTCTAAGCATCGACGTGTCACCGGAGGCCACCTTCTTGGCGACCTCTGGCGACTCGGGAGTGATTACATCCCCCGCTTGTCGAACCGTCCCGAGTTCTTGCCGGCCTTCTTCTCGGCCTTGCGTGCGACCGAGAGCGCTATCGCCACGGCCTGCTTCTGCGGTTTGCCGGCCTTCATTTCGCGGGACACGTTGCTGCTGATCGACTTCTGGCTGTAGCCTTGTTTGAGTGGCATCTGCTTTCCTTTCTGCTTGGGTTTGGGTGTCGTAGATTCCGATGAGCTTCCCATCGGGACCGTAGAGCTTGTGCTTGGCACCGCTGATAATGCGGTAGCCCTCATCGGAGTTGGTGACCGACTTGTCGCCGATGGTCTCGGCAGGCATCCAGCGCTGCTTCGAGAGCTGGTAGGCTTCCTCGGAAAACTTCGCCTTGAAGTCCATCGGAGACATCGAGCCAACACGATCCAGCCGGAAGCTGCGAACGAACTTGCTTCCGCCTTTCTCAGCAGCACCAACAAAGTCGCCAAGGAACTTTGCCTTATCGACTCCGAATATCTCAGCGGAACGACGGGCACCTTCTCTCTGGTCGAGGTTGGTAAAGTACCTCGCCAGATCGGTCATAAACCCATCTGTGTTGCTCCACAGGCCTCCAATGCTGCCATCCTTCTTCAGCAGCTTGCTGAGTTCGTTTCGGACCTTGGTGATGTCGATGGCGTTTACCACCGGGTTGTCTGCCTTTGTGATCTTGAAGCTGTACGGAGAGAACTCCCGTTCGCTGACTCGGATGCCGCTGTCGTACTTCGGCGAATACTTCTTGGTGAGCTTGTTCCTCACCCGTTTAAGTGCTGCGAAGTAGGTAACGAACAGGCTGTTGCCGTTCTCGATTGCCAGATTGACTGCTCGGATCTTGTCCTTCATCCGAGAGCTGATCGTCTGGGATTGCTCAATGGCACTGAGCTGATCCGGACTGAACCTGCCTGTGATTTCACCGTCGACCATCCGAGCCCCCGGGATCTTCTCGGTGATGGATCGCAACGAGGTCAGATCCTTGTCGTCGCGTGCTCGGATCTCATCGCTAGAAAGGTTCCTGATGCTGCCATCGGGCATCTGCTCGGCCAACCCAAGGTCGACCAGTTCCTTTGCTGCCAACGGGTTGGAAACGTCCTCCGGCTTCAGCACGCGGCCACCGCGGCTGTCATCGAGCATGATCTTCTCGTCCAGCTTGCGACGGGCACGCACCAAGTCGCGCAGCATGGCATTCACCTGAGGCGAGGCCTGCTTCAGGTCCGGAAACAGGACTGAGTCAGTCGGCTTCACGCCAAACGTGCGCTCAATCGACGCAGCAGCGTTTGCGATTGCCTTGCTGGCGTTCTGCGTCAGTGCGGCATCCAGAAGCTGTCTGGTGAGGCCTGAGAAGCCTTTGAGCATCGCGTCAGGCTTTTGACCAGCAATCAGTGCTGCAAAGTGTTCAGCAGCCAGCTCCGAGGCAATGTAGTCGGCCTTCTTGTTGATCGTGTCGAACTGGGCAAGTTCTGCTGCACGCTGCGGACTGCCTGCGGACAGTTTGTCTCGGTACTCGTTGAACCGAGCCTCAATCTCAGCGTCATTGAAAGCGCCGTCGGACAGCTTGCGGATGACGTCTCCTTCCTGAATCCAGCGTCCGACAAGAGCGTTCTTGATCTCAGTTGCACCGCCTGCGAGCTGCTCGCTCTTTTCGAGAGCATGGAACAGCTCATGTCCGAGAGTGTACAACGGGCTGTCGCCTTTGCCTTTTCCAAGGATGTCGGCATTGATGACAATGGTCGGGCGGTCTCCAATCTCAACCTGAACACCACGGGCACGGCCCTTGTACTGATCAACAAAGTCAGTGTCCGAAAGGTACTTTACGTCAACATCACCAAACCGGCCTTTGACCAGCCCTTCAACGTCCATCAGTGCCGAGGCCGTATCGACGCCGTGTTGGTCTCTGACACGCTCAAACAGAGCCTTGGTCGTCGGATCCTGCTGTGAGTCAATGAATCGCCCGAGGTCGCCAGCACGGGCTTCCGCGGCAGCTTTGCCAGTGAGCTTCTGGTAGGCACGGCCACCGATAGCACCGGCAGCGCCCTGCACACCGCCAGCACCTAAGCCTGCAGCGGCCCCCTCTTCGCCTCCGGACAAATAGCCCAAGCCTGTACCAATCACTCCGCCTTCGATTCCTCCGGCAAGCCCCCTGAGTGAGGCATCCAGTGCAGCGTCACCGCCGTACTGCCCGACCACACCAAGCATACGCTGGCGCAGGTTAGCCCCCGGAGCAGCGCCGATAGCCTCCAAAGGCCCGATGCGCGAAGGCTGAGTCATCAGGTTCTCGCCGGCCATTGCCAGTGCCTCACCGGCCTCGCGTGCGGTACGGATACCGGCAGGTATGGCAGCGAAGGCAGCAGCCTCCGGTGCAATTCCGAGAGCGCCGGCAATACCGGCTGTGGAAGCAGCGGTGCGAAGCGCTTCTGGCGTCATTCCAAGCGCTTCCGCTGTCATACGCTCGGCAGCACCGGCAAAGCGTTCTAATGGCCTTGCAGCGCCAGCAACGGCACGTCCTGCGAGCTGGGTGCCTTTACCGACAGCACGGGTAGCGAGTTTGCCTGCGCCGAATACCTCACCGATACCGGGAAGAGCCAGTGTCGGGTCAAGGATCATGGACACTCCCTGAACGAACTCTGGGTTGGTCAACTCAGGCGGAACGAAAATGCCTTCCTCGCCACGCTCAAGGCGAGCGCTGGTGTTGGCAAAGTTGCGAGCGTCGAGGAACTGATTGTAGCGGGACTCGGGAGTGCCTGTTCCAGCCACTAGATCCTTGAATCGAAACAATGCGGACGATGGATCCTGCGACTGCGCCACCAGACCATAAAGCTGTCGAGTGCCTTGAGCAGCGCCTTCGATGTAGTTGAGCGGATTGACAACAGCACCCTGTGCGCCTTCAGCAACAGCTCCGCCAATCATTCCAGCCGCGGCATCGACAGATTTAGCAATCGTGTCGATCCAATCGACCTGCTTGTTCTTGGAGTACTCCTCGAACTTCAGGTAGTCGTCCTGAGTCGGCTGATAGGACGGATCCTGCATCGCCAGCGAGATATCCTCACCGGTCAATGGCGCATCCAGCAGGCTCTCGACGCTGTCTGCTGGTTGAGGTCCGAGCAACGAGTCGATGTCCGCTTGGGATAGGGTCATTTGAGAGATTGGAGTTCTTGAGCGGCCTGCTGACGGGTGATCGCACCGGAGTTCATCCGAGCGCGAATCGAAGCAACACGGGGATCAGAAGCGAGCGAAGAGCGAGGCTGTCCTGCTTGAGGAGCAGCAACCTGCAGACCGAGGCTCTGTGCGCGGGTTGTGATACCATTGGTCGCACGCGACAGCAGGCCTTCCAGCGATTTCTTGTTGGACGACGACAAACTGAAAATGCGTGTCGGATTCGGAACAAGGCTATCCAAAAGCTCTCGGTCTTTGTCGGTGACTGTTCCGGGTCCAAGAATGTCCAACCTCAAAGCGCCCTGAACGGTACGGGCAAGTGATTCCGCCTCGGCTTTGATCTGAGGAGTCTGCTGTGTTCCAGCGCCCATGTTTGCAATCTCAATCAATCGACCGAGATCACGGCGGGAAGTCAACAGGTTGGAGTACTGCTCGCGGAATGTCTCAGCTTCCTTTTGAGAAGGAGCGGTTCCTTTGAACTCGGGGAAGTCGATGGTGAGTCCCCTAATCTTAAGCATATCGTCAATGTTCGTTTCCTTCCTTGGAACGAACTGCTCCTTGCCTCCGAAACGAACCACAGAGCCAAGATCGCGCACCTGCTCGATAGTGGTCGGTTGAGGAGTTCCGGTGGCTTCTAGCACGCCGCGAATGGCCTCAGGATTGATCGGAACATTAAAGCGTTGGAACACATCAATCGCCTGCCTGAAACGGTCCTGATACGGCACAGGCTGCATCTCAGTAGTCGCACGAGGAATTGGCTGAGACTCAAAAGCCGGAACCTCACGCTGCGGGATGGGAGCGATACCGGCAGGCGGGACTGCCTGAACTTGTGCGGAAGGCGTGAACTGCGAGCGGTTGGTGCCAGCCGGAATGGGCATGATGTTGCGACCGAGTCCGGCAGCATACTGCTCGACTCCACCGAAACGCATTCCACCAAAAGTCGGGCCTTGAGGAACTTGCGGTGCTGGAGGCTGCTGCATTGCCGCACCCGGGATCTGCTGCACCTGATAGAACGGGGTGTATGGCTGCTGCTCCGCAGGAATGTTCAGGCTGCTCGTAATGAACGCAGGGGCAGCGGGAACAGTCATTTCCTGCTGCGTGGGAAGCTGGGCAACCTGAGAGATGGCCTGCTCAAGTCCAAGGCGTCGGGCCTCGGCATCTTGCGCTGTCTTCAAGCTAAAGCGTGCGGCTTCTGCCTGAATGTCCTGAATCTCACGCGCACGCTGCTTGTCAGCCCGATCCAAGAAGAACTCGGCATTGAGCAGTGTGGCCTTCTTCTGCGGGATGGACATCGACGAGAACTTCTCAATGTCGCCGAGCAGTTTCGACTCGGGGCTGTTCTTGTCCATGATGTTGCCGCTCTGGGCAACGGTCTGGAGGTACGGAGCCAGCGACTCAAGGCGTGACGTGAGGAACTGGTTCTCCTCTTTGTTCTGCCCGTAGCGCTGCAGCGACTCGCCGATGACATTTCCAATGGCTTGAACGCCTTGGCCGAGATTTCTGCCAGCCTGAGCGTAGGCCTCAATGTAGCCTGAAGGAACGGAGGATGGTCCGCCGCCTTGGTAGCCTGCTGAATAGCCGTATTGTGCCATAAGAGTGAGGGATTATTAACCGCGACCGCGACCAGCCAAAGCGCCACCGCCAATGGCTCCGAGTCCGCCAAACAGTCCGCCAAGCAGTCCGCTGGTAGCAGAAGCTCCGGCAGCGTTGGCAGCGCTAATTGCCTGCTGATTGCCACCGTAGATGTTGGCAGCGTAGGCACTCTCGGGTTGGAACAACTGGCCGGGGTTGAATCCCTGAGCCTGTCCGAGGAAGCCCTGAGATCCGGCAAAGGCCTGCGACGGACGACCCAAGACCTGCTGGAACACGTCGCCATACACGCCCTGACCGGCCTGCAGTGCGCCCATGGCCTGCTGCTGGCGCTGTTGCTGCAATCCAGCACCGACCATCTGCGAGCGCAGTGCCTCTTGGAACGCGGCATTCGGGCTCTGGGCAATACCACGAGCAGATGAGGCCATACGGGCCTGCTGCTGCGCCATACGCTGTTGCTCGGGCGTCAACTGGCTACCAGCCAAAAGGCCAGATGTGGCGTTACGTGCGAGGATATCAGCGATCTGCGTCTGTTCTGGCGCAAAGCCCTGAATTGCGGCACGGGCTTGAGGCCCGAGCTTGGCAATATCGGCAATGTCACCGGCACGGGAGGCGGCACGGCTCGCGGCCTCAACCTGTCCCATGGTGGGCGCAATCTGATCGCGGTAGAGCGCCAGAAGCTCAGGGGTTGCCTGCCGCACCAAGTCCAACTGCAGAGCTTGATACTTGGGCGCAAACTGGGCTTCCGCGGCATAGCGCTGCGGTGCCAGCTCAAGCTGTGTGCGCAGCGTGTCCGCGGTCTCTTGGGCGTAGTTGCGTGGTGCCGGTGCGTCTACTGTCATAAATGCTTGGATGCTGCCCTATAGATCGGCATTGAGCCTTTCTTGTAGGTGGTCAGTTTACCGTTTCTGTAACCGATGGCCGGGAGGATTGCCGACTCCGGTCTGTCGTGAAAGAACTTAGCCGCCACCGCCATGGCAAACACCGCGCAATCCGCGGCGAATTGATGCCAGTACCAGTGGTCGCCATTGGGATCGCTGGCCTGCCACGTCCATGCCTTAGGCTCCGGACCCATCTGACGCCAGCCTACAAGCACAGCAACCACCTTCTCATCCTGAGTGGCGATCTTGAGCGTGCCCTGTTCCGCGTGGAATAGCACGTAGTCCTCCAGCGCTTCCCGGGTCCAGCCTTGGAAGCTGTCGGGGAGCTTGCGGAGGAGGTAGTCTGTGATCTGGGGGATCAAGGCAGGATCTCTTGGAGGATCACCTGAGATGTGGCTCTCATATAGAAGTTTTGATCCGCATCGCTAATCGACCTGTTCAAACCAAAAACAGCGCTCGCAGCCGAGCAATAAACTCTGATCCGGTACGAAATGGTGTTCGTCGTTGCTGGTGAATCCAGAAACGAGATCGCCATATTGAATTGTGTCGAACCGTCGTCTCCGTCAAATGGCGCAACCTTGGTGCCATAAATCCGGTTTGATCCCGGGCTTGAAGGGACGCCAAGCGGGGTCACAGTAGCACCGTCAACGCGCTCAAGAATGAATGCAGAAGTGTAAACGATTTCTCCGCTGAAATTAAACTGAACCAACACTTTTGAGGTGTTTGACTGAGGCGTGATTTGTGTGGTCAGAGGTGTGATTACAACCGCACTGGCTCGGTTATTTGAGACGGTATATGTGCTTGCTGCTTCAACATTTGTAAAAGCCGTCTGCGGCCTCAATGACGTCAGAGATCCAGCAGCCAGTGTGAGTCCGGTTCCGACTGTGATTTCCTCAATGTCTCCGGATGAAGCAGTGGTTCGACCGAGCAGCTTGTTGGTGTTGATCGCCTGAAACTTGGCAATGGTCACCGCTCGCGCACCAATCTTGCCTTCAACAACAGCCCCAGTGCCGATGTTGACCGTGCTGGCAGTGAACGTCAGGTCGGTTGAACTCAAAGCCACTGGGCTCGCTGCAGCGCCGCTGCCATTTCCAACAAGCGTTCCTGATGCCTGAGAAACAAGCGACGTGAGCGGAACCGATCCTGCGCTGATCGACAGCGAACCGCCATCGACCGTTCCCGTGACGTCGACGCTCGGCGTACCGAGCAGGTTGAGCGTGCTGGCATCCAGCGTAGTGGATGACGTGACGGTGGTTCCCGGTGTGACTGTGACAAAGAGTGGCATAGGTTAGACGTCGGTTTTGCCGTAGAGTCTGAAAGGAATGGCGATGGACTTCAACGAGTGGATGTTGAGCGCACCGGTGGTAGTGGTGACCACTGGCTGCATGGTAATGGAGTGCCTACGCAGGCGAGCCTTTTGACTGAAAGACTGCACGAGGCCTGCCTTAAATCCGGAAGTATTGCACCGCAAACCGGGAAGCGTGGAGTAGTCTTCTCGGAACGGAGCGAGGAAGTTGTTTCCGGAGTTGTTGGTCGCAAATGTCCCCGAGCCATAGGTGTAGTACGCTGTGCGGCTCTTGGTCTCGTTGGTTGCGATTGCGTAAATCTCGTTCACGCCATCGAAGACAGCGCTCATGGAATACGTGGGGTTCCAGCTACTCAGCTCAAACTGAACAAACGTCCACTGCTTGTGATCGACGTTGTTTTCCCCGGTGTGTCCGCGGAAGTAGACCGTGGTCGCAATCTGCTGGATGGATCCAGCCAGTGTGCGGTCCTGCAGTGCATTCAGGTCGAAGTTGTGAATGAATCCACTCTCATCGGCCCAACACAGCGTGTCGGTTCCGGCCACAATGACCCGAGTGTAGTATCGCGGAACAAGCAGCGAGCCTTCCCAGTATCCTTCCCACGCTTGGTTCAGGAAGTTGTAGACCAGTGTGCGCTGGTTGGTTCCGTTACCGCCTTCGACAGGCACGCTCAGGATGTAGCGGTTGTTGAAGTAGGCAGCGCAGGACTTGCCCCAGTGGGCTTGGTCGATCTCTTCGATGACGTCCTGAATAGGATCGGACAGCGGGAGAACCACAGACTGGCTTATACCAAACTCGGTCTGCTTCAGCGAGATGACTCCGCGCTGCGACAGGAAGATGATATCCGACCCCGTAGAAGCGATAGAAGCCTGACTGACGCATCCAAACTCCCGGGTGACCTCAGTGAGGCGGGTGGTGGACAGGTCGCCGTAGAGGTTCTCCACAGCCAAAATAGAGCGCTCCTTGAAAACGATCAGCGTGGTCGTGTTGAACGGATACAGGGCCACAACTGCGTCGTTCGCCCCGGTGTTCAGCTTGAACTCGTTTAAGATGGGCGAGTAGTGCAACGGGTCCAACACGTCGGAGACTGCGAGGTAGTCGGGTCCGTAGAGCAGCAGCAGGCGGTTCTGGAAGTACAACCCCTCACGGCCTGCGGGTACGTTGGCTCCGGAAGCGGATGACTTCTTGATTGTGCCTGTAATGGACGCCGACGTGATGTCTACCAGCGTCGAAGGCATCGAAGCAGCAACCGTAATCGCGGTGTAGTTGCTGCCGGGATTTACGATGGTGGTCGATGTAACCTTGCCGTCGGTAATCGTGGTGGTAGCACTGGCGTTTGAGCCTGCACCAGCAGTCAG